CTTACGCATAGGGGTAAGTAATCCAAAATAAGGGCTATTAGGATTTTGAGGGTTAAAGTCTCCATTTTGATCTACGATGCGTAGCGTTAGGGTACCTGTTTGGAAAACGTCCGCCTGTAGATTACGGCCTCGCATTGTTGTAACGCTATCGACTACGTTAGATACATCGACGATAAGAGCCTGAGAGTCTGCCAGTACGTTAGTACCCAAAATGCCGTTATCTAGGATCATAGCCTGAGCAAAAGCCGGGCCCGTAGAAAAGTTAATAATTGCGTTGAGTACAGGTACGGTCATCCGGTACCCGCCGTAGTAAGTGGATCACCGTTACGGTTAAGCCGTTGGATCGTATCTTGCAACAAAGCCGTAAACTCATCTTGAGATGCAATAGCCCCAGCGTTTACCGTAACCGTGTAATTATTACCTCCACCGCCGGGATTTACTAAACCGGGATCAATATAAAGGCCGCCGCCAAAATCAGGAAAGTTACCCTCAGGATCACGCATAGATGGTAAATCGGGAATACTTGCCGCTGGCGGTGGAGTCCATGTCGGATAAGGCGGTATAGATTTAATTGCAGCCGATAAAGCTGCTACGCCTGAGAGAGCCGCTGCATCGGCGGCAGCTTGAGCCGCTGCAACGCTTGAGATACTAGCTAACTTAGCTGCGGTTAAATCAGCATCTGCGGTAAGGGCTGCATCATTTTTAGCTTTAAGAGCGGCAAGATAATCGGTAAAGGCTTTATCCTCGGCGGCTTTTCTAGCGGCAGCTTCGGCGGCCATAGCTGCATTATCCGCATCTTGAGCCGCTTTACGCTTGGCCGCGATCTCCTCAACGGTTTTAACGCCGGCCGCTAGGGCAATTTGATCGGCTAAGGTTTGTGCCGCGGTAGTTTTATTAATTGATGCTAAACGTAAAACCTCAAGAGTCGTAATCTGAGTTTTCTTTGTGTAAAAATCTAAATCGTTTAACCCGCCTTGCTTAGATAACGCATCGTTATACTTGGCAAAAGCGGCGGCCTCGGCAGCCTCGGCGGCGGCGATAGCTGCTAACTTAGCTGCATCTTTAGAGGCTTGATCTGCTCCGGATGCGTTGATAGCTGCTAACTTGGCATTTTTGGCAGACTCAATAGCCGATAGCTCTTTCATAAGGACGGCATTAAGCCCGGCTAGCTCTGTTTCGGTAATACCTTTGAGGCCATTAAGTTTTGCGGTTTGATTAGCTGCCGTAAGTATGCCTAATTGCTTTAGACGATCTAAAGCTTTATCGCCGTCCTCGTCCTCAATAGCCATAAGAGCCTCAAGGCGTAGGCGTGTCTCTTTGTCGTATGTATTCTTAAGAGCAGCCGCAATAGAGATGCGGTTAGTATCAAACTCTGCGGCAGCCTTTGATAACGAAAGTTTATTTTTTTCCGCTAATGCTTGCTTTTTAATTAATGCTAAGCGCTCTTTTTCTCTACGTGCAGCCTCGGCCGCAGCCTTAGCCCGGTCACGTTCGATCTTACCTTGAGCATCTGTAGAGCCTGACACGCTCATAGGCGTACCAAAAGGCTTAGGCTTAATAGCCGTGCGCTCGCCTAAACGGATTAATGCGCCTAATGGCCCTGCCTCTAATTGTCTTTTAATTGGAGTAAGTAATAAACCAAATAAAGACTTTTGCCCACTTGGAGCCTTAAAACTAGTTAAATCAGCTAAACCAATTAAAGCGAATTTAATAGACTCGCTAAAATCCTCCATAGCGGTAGTAGCTTTACCGATACCCTCCTCGCCGGACAAAATGCCAAAAGCGGTAACTAAGCCGGTACCAATAGTTTCTTGAGCATTATCCGCGGCTTCACGTAATACGCGCATCTGACCGGAGAAAGTTTTAAGCTCGGCTTCACCCGCGCCGCCAAAAGTCCTACTTAATAGCTTTACGGCATCATTAACATCGAGAGTCTTTAGCTCGGTCTGAGTTAAACCTAAATTATATTTTCTTAGGCCTTTAGTGTTGCCGACGTAAACCGCAGCGAGATCTGCATTTACGGTAGCTAAACTCTCGCCCGATCCTGCGGCTACATCTAACGATAAATTAAGTAAATCTTGAGCCTTAGCGGTATCGCCTGTTACTGTAATTAGTTTTTGGAAAGACTCACGTAATACCTCGCCCTCATAACCAAACTTGGCAGAGATATCTCCGAGGTTTTTCTCTATAGCGGCAGTATCAAACCCTAAACCTATATTTTTTAATACTGTCTCTAAACGCTTTGCAGACTTTTCATTTTCTGCAAAAGCCTTAACGGCATTTTTACCATACGATAATAAACCGGCAGCTCCAAAAGCCAAGCCAAAACTACCGGCAAGGTTTTTTACACTCTTACCCAATTTTTCAGAGGCGGTTAGAGCTTGCTTAAATCCTTTACCGTCTAACTTGGAGCCAATATTAATTACAGGTAATACCATTATGCAGCCCTGCTCACTGGCCCCTTGGCCACTCGAGCATTAAAAAGGGTAGTAGTTTTATTAATAGCCTCTAACGCTGCCGTTTCGGCTTTACCTTTATCCTCGGCCCACGCTCTATAAATCAAACGGCCGCGACCTTGTAAGCTGCTAACCAGCGGCGGTAAATTGGCAATAAATTGAGCACCGGCTTTACGGTTTACGGATCGGCTAACGCCTTTACTTGCTCCCCCAGCGCTAGGACCTACCCACGGCTGAGGCCCATTACGGCCCGCAGTTTCATAAATAGCACCCGCGGCAGATTTATTAGTTATTTTTGCCATTGAGCTAAAGCCGTAATCTCTTACTAATGTAGGACTTGTCGAGTATGTAATACCCGCTCTGATAGTCTCAACATTGTAAAAAGGAAACTTGGCCTCACTAAAGGATCGAGGAGCCCAATTACGCATAGGAGGCTCAGCCGGTGCAAAACCCCGAGCTTTAGCGACTACAGGCTTCATAGCATCGGCTAAATCTTTACGTAGTTGCTTTTCTAAGTCAGGAGCAAAAGCGCGTAAAGCTTTACGTAGATCAACGTTTCCGCGTAATTCTATTACGGGCATTTTTGGCCTCCTCCGCTTGCTCGTTAAGTACCTTGATTAACATTTTAAGCATCTCTGTATCGAGATCGAGTACCGCTTGAGGCGGGATCTGTAACCGTATTGATAGTTGTGCTACCAAATAAGTTACAGAGTCCCGCCCTAGGCTAAAGGTAGATCGTCTAGTACCTCGACCTTAGCCAAGGTATCTAAAAATTCTGCCCCAAACATCGGTACAGTTTCGCCGGATGTACGTAAGCACTCCCAAGCTAACCAATATACGTCGCTTTGTTTCTCGTCATCTCTAAAAGCTTTGTGAAAGCCTTTTTTTGCGTATAACTCAAAGGCGTACTCAATTCGCGGCGAGATTTGATGCTCGGATACCTCGCCTGTAGCCCTTGTTATTTTGAGTCGTGCCATTTGTTAGCCCCTTTTCTTTTCGTTTATGGTGCGGTTGTAATTACGATTGGTGAGTTACAGGTAAACGTGATGCTCTGAGTACCGATATCTCCGACCGCGCCGTTAATATCTGTAGTGTTATTTACTAGGATTGTAGTCGCGTACTGAGGGTTAGTAGCTGAGGTAGTTGCGCTAGTTTGCTTTAGCGTGATTGGCACGGTAGTACCCCACGCAGCTTGTAGCGTTGCGTTTACGTTTGCCGCTGCGGTATCGGATAGGAAATCGAGCGAAATCGTTGAGGTTTCCAAACCTTTTGTAAATTTCCGGCTCGAGTCACCCATGGCCGTAACCTCGAGCTCCTCAAATACGCGGTTAATTGTCGCGCTTGTAACATGGTCTGAGAGTGCAACCGAGTTAAGGGTTACGACTACTCCATTTGATAGAAATACGGCCATCGCCTATTCCTCGCTTTTCTCTGTAGTAGGTGTGTGTGTTTTTGTTTCTTTTTTTGGTGCTTCGGTGATCTGCCCTATCTTGATAAGAAAGGCGATATCCTCGTCGGTTAGGCTCATGCTTAACTCCAGCTCGTTAGTATTTGGATGTCGAAAGATGCCGTTAAAAGTGATCCGCTTTGTACATCTAAAACGGATGGAGCACTCATAGCGGCAACGTTCATTACGATAGATGAGGCGGCTAGTTTATTAAATACCGCTACGGCTAACTCCTCGATACCTTGTAAGTTACCTTTATTATCGAACATAGGTACAGTCATAATAATCTTAAAGTTAGCAAGCGGCGAAATAGTCGCGTATGTGTTATTACTTGGCGTAATGTAATTATCTGCCGGTGCGACGATAACGCTATTAGCCGTAATTGTTGATGGTGGAAAACTGTAGGTATTCCATACGTTCGCATTAGCAAGGGCCGCAGCTAGTGAGGCGCGTAAAGTTGTAATAGGTACGGTCATCGAGCTATCCGATCATCGCGTTAGGGTTCGTATATCCGGCGATAAGTCCGCGAATTTTTCCGATCATTGAGTTACCCATACGGTAAGGGCTAGGGCTAAAACCATCGATAGATACGCCTCCGGTTTGGCTGACCTGCCGAGCTTGGAAAATGTCTACGGCTAAAACCATCGCGGCTTCACGTATGGCCGGCGTAGTTGCGTAGGTGTTTGTTTTTGTGTCTGCTCCTACGGCTGAGCCATAAGGTAGGACCCGAGTAAAATTACGGTCCGCTGCGGTTTTAGCAAATTGTATAAAGCTATAACCATTAGGCCAATTAAAAGCCATATTATTAAATGCAATAGATGGAAATTGCGTAGTAGTGCCAGCGGTCCATGGGATCGTGCCGGTAATTGTATAAGTGCCGTTATAAGTTGAGCCGCACCCACTCAAGGTTACGGAGTCTCCGGTGCTAAATATTGCCGGGTTAGCGATCATTACGGTAGCGACATTATTTTGTAACGCGGTACCTACTACCGGAGCTGAGTCAAACCATAAAAATTGGTTAAGTAAATCTTGAGCCGTTTGGCAGCACGTCTCAACAATATCGGACGAGTAAAGGTTTTCGATGCCGAGGTTAGCGCGTAGCTCGGCTTCGGTTACGTACGTTGCAGGCATCTTATTCTCCTTACTTACTAGGGCCGGTACCCCTCAAAGGGCTAAGAGGGGTACCGACTATTAGTTGTTTACTTAGTTGAGGTTAAACTTGACAATACCCTTAGGCATTTTTGCGATAGTTGCCATGTAACCGTAAATAGCTACCTGTACTTGTAGGTTTGATACTACGTTTACAGACATATATGCGGTAGGTGACTGATAAACAGTAAAGGCCTCAGGTGCAAGAATTACTGCAGAGTCATCGATAGTTGTAGTAGCCGTAAAGTTCTTGTCTACGTATAGATCAAGCCCTAGTACGTTGCCTCGAATAGATCCCGGCTGCACGAGACCGCCTGCGTTCATTGGCTGAGATGCTGAGTAGATTGGTCGCCCGGTGGTATCTGTAGCGCCCATTAGCAGCTGCCATTGTGATCCGTTAGCGATGTAGTTATTAGCAAAATAGCCTGTAGCTTCGTAAACCTTACGAGCTGAGTCTGAGGCAAACTCGATGATACCGGCTGAGTCTGCATCGCATCCTGAGCTGTACTGACCAGCGGCAATAAGAGCCGCTAGTACTGTTGTATCAAGAGTCTTTAGATACGCATTTTGTAGCTGATTTGTTAGCTCAGCATAGAAATTAGGATCTGAGCGCTCTAACAATTCTACGCTGATCGTATTCATGCCGGCGTACTTGGATACAGTCCCAGTTAAATATGCAGTCTCCATCCCGGTATTCTGTACCGCTCCGGCTTCTGCCTCAACGGTTACTACAGGTGCTACGCCTGTACCGCCACCGGCTGAGGTAACGAGTGATGGGACATTTATGGTCATGCCATTTGTAGGCAAAACTCCGCGGCTGCAAGCATCAATAGCCGGGGTACCAAAACGTGTATTAGTTGGAAACTCAGATAGGTATTGAGTCGGTGAAAAGGCAGGATTTGTAGCAAAACTATCATCGGCGGCGGTTACGTATAGCTTTGAGTCCTCGTTACCGAGAGCTGCCTTAATCTTGTGCTCTGTATAAGCGCCCATCGATGTAATAGGTGTACGTACTCGCTGAGAGTCTAGTACTGAGGGACGGATGATCTTACGAGCGGCTTCGACTTTTTCAGCCTCGGCCGGTGTATCTACCGGAGTTTCCTCCGGTGTATTTTCTGGGGCTGTAGTCACAGCTTCCTCGCTTTCGGTTTCTGTTTCGGTTTCGATCTCTACGATAGTCGTAGAAATAGTTGTAGTTTTTTCTTTTGTGCTAGTTGCAGCTTCAATAGCAGCTCGCGCCGCCATAATCTCCTCAACGCCGGCGCTACTAAAGGCGGCGCTTTCGACAAGCGATACCTCTTTGAGGACGGCCGCCGTGACGAGCAGGTAGTCACCCATGGGCTTTGAGGCCGTTACATCGACCCCAACGGATAAGCCACTTACTAGGTTTTCCTGAGCTAATACGAGTGCATCTTGTCCCCGAGTGCTACTCGATAACTTAAACGATCCGTATACGCCCTCTGTTGAGTCACTAAAACTAATTGCGCGACCTACCGGCTTATCCTGTTGATGCTGAGATAGTAATTTAATTTGTGTTGCATCCGGGATAGCAATAGACCCGCGCTCAAACATTACGGGCCCTGCACTTGTAAAACCTACCTCGCCATATGGTGCTACGAGTCCGGATATCATCCGGCGCTCTGTATCGGCTGCCTGTATTTCTTGGCTAAACGTTAGTAGCACTTGTATCTCCTAGCGGTGTTAGTTGCTCCATTGAGCGAGCTTGGTTTACATCGATTAGATCTAGATTTAACATTTTCTCGATGATGTCTAAACGATCTTTAGCATCTACTCGTAAGAAAGTATCATCTACGGCAAAACGGACTTGATTAGATGCGTTTGTAATATCGTTCATAGATAAACGATCCTCAATAGCTGAAATGTAAGGCTGCAACGAGTAAGCAACAAACTCTTTACGACCATCTAAAATATTTTGGTACGTCATCGAATTATTCATATCACTCGAGATCATGTACGCCGGTACGTTCATCGCGCGCGCGATCTCTGTAGATAAATATTGTGAGCTTTCGTTGTAGGTCATGTCCTTAGGTGAAAAAGATGTAGGTACATACTCGAGAGTGCTCGTTAAATATGCCGTACTACGATTTTGGCGAGCGCTCTTAAAAGCTGCTAATAATCCTTGGATCTGCGACTCAGGTAGATCAGCGCCGTTATTTTTTAAGATACCTGTAGGCATAGGTGTAGCTGCACTTACCGCGCTCGCGCGTTGTATATCGTATGCAGCTTTAATAGTTGTAGATGCACTTTGTAATACACCAGGTAGCAACGATTGGAAAGTTACAAGAGATCCAATACCGCCCATAGGTACCTTATTACCGTCTACAAAATAATCTTGAATTTCTGTACCGTATTGATTAGTCGTATATGTAACTCGGTTATTAGCTACCCACTCAAAGCCGGATGGTCTGCCATCATCGGCGTACAAAGATGTAACGCGCCAATATGCAACGGCGTAAAACATAAGCGAGTCCACGGTAGCCGAGATAGTAAGGCTACGAGGTTGGCGAATATCAGGCTGCTCTAACCAAACGGGCGAGCCTAACTTTTCTCCTGTTGATTTTTTGTATAGTGATAAATCAATAGATGCAATTACGCCGGCAATTAAGTTACGGCAACGAGCTACGCTTGCTACTTGTAAAGCAAAATTACGATCAATACCTACGCCGTTATATCCAAAATTACCGGTATTAAAAGATCCATAACCGTACGTAGTATCCATTACGGCAGGTGCGTACTGAGCCTCTACTTGAGGCTTGTCGGAGCTCTTGAGCCCTAGAGTTTGGAGTAATCCCATGGGAGACATTTTCTCAAAATGTCAAGCATAAAATCAGGTATTACGTGTCGTGTCTTAAATGTATACCTTGGCCTCGGCCATTGGTTGATTGAGGATATGTACGACCATGGATACGCCGATAGCAATATCTACGGGCCCGGCCGATTTACGCCGCACGATACGCCATGAGCTATCGGACTCTTTAGCCGCGCAATTAGCAAAATGAGTAACGAGCTGATCTTGCCCCGGATGTACAAGCCGATTATTAGCAAGGCTTTCGTAAAGGTCCCCGCTAGCCTGATAACCCTTTTGCCCTGAGATGTCGGTTATGTGTACGCCGTTCATTTCGAGGCGTTTGGCAATAGAGGCGGTGGTGTACTTGTCGTAGCACACGGTCCGAGGGTAAAAGTCTTTACACCATTTCGCGATGTGATCGGCCATATAAAGCTCGTCGATGGATACGTCCGAGTGGAATACCTCAAGTACCTGTACGCCGATCCGGCCATCGTCGAGAACTTGGCCCATTACAAGCGACCCATCGCGGCGCGACGGTGCCACGTCAAAGGCAAATATAGTAAGCGGTCCCGGTGACAATTTTAGCTCGTTATCGCTTGCATCCTCAACGGCCATATGTGGCCAAGGGCTAGCCGTAGAGCTGATCCATTGGCATAACATTTCTGTCTTAGTCGTTTCGACCGGTTGAGTACTAACGGCCTCCTCTAAAACGCTTTCGTCGAATAGGTAGCCGAGGGCCGGGTTTGAGTGCTCCCATCCGTTACGATCTGTTATCTTGCAGAATTGAGGCGCGCTATATTCGTAAAAGCCAAACGTCTCAGGCGGGAAAGACATAGCCCGCTCGCGTAGATCATTTAGCACCGTACTAAAGGCATCACCGGCATTAGAGGTATACAAGCTTTGACTATTGGCCTTAGCTCGCGTAGTCGGAGTAGCAGCTCTAAAGCCCTCCTCACTAATCTCACGGATTTCATCGATGTACAAGAAAGAGGCAGAGCGACCACGTGATCCGTCACGAGTAGCAGCTACAACATCTAAACGATGTCCATTTTTAAGCTCTATAGACTCGGTGCCATTGGCGTAGCGGATTTGTCGTACTTGCTTGCTAAGCTCGCTAGACCCCTCTATCGCGTAGGCCACTTGTCTAAAGGTGTCTAAAGCCATCGATCTATTAGAGCTCATAATTAACACGTTAGGGCTATCGAATAAAAACATATGCCCGAGCATCATCATACGCGCGAGGTGAGTTTTACCCTGTTGCCTCGATGTTAAAACCAAATTTGTGCGGCGCTTAAACATCCCATCCTCAGATATGGATGTCATGTCGCGAATTACAAAATCTTGCCACGGTAAAAGCGGTAGGCCAATACTCTCAGCAAGCTCAGCGATCTCATCGCCGCGATTAGGACCTTTGAGGTAAGGGCTATGTAATCGAGGCTCAGTAGCCCCCTTACGGCCCGGGAACACTTGCTCCACTTTACTACTCATCCGGTTTAGTTTCGTACTCATATGGACCGGCTAGGACCGTACTGGTGGTTTTTGGGGAGGCAGAGCTTGGAAAGGCAGGGGGGTTC